ACCGGATTGCGACTTTCGCCGCTTTGGTCGAGCCACTTAATCAATGGGTGTTCTACATTATTATTCAGGACCGTCATCATCGCTCGCTGAGCTATTCCAAACTCTCTGTCGTAATTTGTGCCCCATTCGGAGCGCAATTCGTCCTGGCCCTTGTCGTATCGGTGCTGTAAGTTCTCGTACTCGCCCAGGTTCTGTTCAATATACCAATTGTAGAGGTTTTTGCCCTGTTCGGTGGTAAGCCCGAGCTTATGAAACTGCTCCCGTGCGCCTTTTTCAAAAGCCTCGTTATAATTGACGCCTTGTGGCCATTTTTCGCGAGACATTTCATAAGCATCGGGTTTTTCAGGACGAAACTTAGAGTGAAAGGCTTCCCAGTCCTCCGGCTTCGCATCTTTTCCAGGTAGAGCGACCGAGCGACCCTGATACTTGACCATTTCAGCATATTTTCGTGCCAAATCTGGCCCATCTTTTACCGTGGACCAGAACTTCTCGTTTTTCAAGTCCTCCGGAATAAAAGAGCGGTCAGCTGTGGTCGTCGAAGACGTTAAATCCCGTGTCGGTGTCGCCTGCTGCCCGTTCTGGTTTATCTGCGCTGACGGTTCGTTCGCCATATGTCAGTTCTCCTTCCTCGACCTTGGCAAGAATCTCTAGAACGAGAAATTGCTTGCCCGCGTTGGCCATGGTCTTCATCGAATCGCCATGAGGATCGAGGCTCGTTCTCTCCACGTATCTATCCCGTAAATCCCAGAGCACTATCTGCCCGCCAGGAGTCGAAGCGAATGAGGCGTAGGCTCGGGCTATCTCTTTCTCGCTAAATTTACGCCGCAGCGGCACCGCTCGGTCCTCCTGCTCCTCCGCCTCTCATTGCTGCTACTTTAGCTGCCGGCGATCCAGGCTCGGGGGCCTTGTTAAGCGCCGTGAGCAGCGGAGCCGCCTTACTGGCCGCGCCTGCCACCTGTTCACTTTGCTCCGGACCTTGCTGAGCTTGCTGCTGCTGTTGCTGCTCGTCACGGTAAGCCTGAGTATCGTCCTCGTCACGCACTATCGACGGCGGCACGCCAGTCAGCATGGCCGTCTGTCTCATCACCTCGTCGAAGTTAATTACGTCCCCCACCTTGGGGTCTATCTGCATCAGTGGCTCGGCCATCTGTAACAGCTGCTGTATACTAGACACATCCGCCGCTTTCTGAGCACGGGCTAGTGGTCCTTCGTACCTGATCTTGAGCGTGACCTTACCCTGCTGCTGAGCAGACTGAATAGCGCCAGGAATAGGAGGAAAGATATTATAGCGCATGCCAATGGCAAAGGTGCGGTCTATCATGGGCTTGAGCAGTTCGCTTTCCAACCTGCCCAGCGCCGGTCCCATGATACGTTGCATAAGTTCGTAGCGTACGCGAACCTCCTCGGCGGTCATCTGTGGTCCCTGAGGCATCTGAAGCTGGTCCGAGTAGAACATCTCCCGGATGCTAGTCTTCAGCTGCTCGCTCTTCAGGTTACTGACCTTGAAATCAATGCCCAGCATGAGCGGCTTTACCGACTCCATGCTACGCACGGTAGTAGGGGCTCCAGGTTGTAGCCGCACCGGACCTATAGCATCGCCCGCTAAGACCATCACCGGAGGGTCTACGACCTTTGCCAGCGCCTTGAGCTCCAACTCAGTCACCTTATTCAAGCTGCGAATATCCGGTAGAGCCACATGACTGGGGCCACGGCCATAGGTCTCGCCATTAACCTTAGACCAGCGCGGACACATGAACGGAAACTCTTTAAAGCCGCTGCGGTCTAAAGAGATTCGCTCCTGCGCCAGGAACCACGAACTATCCCATTTATTCAGTAATGGAGCACCGTTATTGGTGGCAGGATAAACGCCCTGTATCACTGTGCGAGGTTGATCGGGACGTGCCTCGAGACTGACTATATCGCTAGCTCTATCGGGCCACTTCAACTTAATGGATTCTCCAGACATGGAGAATGCCCTGAAGACAGTATTCGCCCTGCCGTCCGGTCCTTCGCCAATGACATACCTGCCGCAAGGCACGCTCTGAAACTCCAGGCCAGGAAACCCTTTCTCCTTACTCAGCGCGGTATCTTCGAACATGCAGGCCGTACCGAATACCACCAGATCCAGGTAACACTCGTGTATCTCGCTGGCAAAGTTGGAGCGATTGAACTCCCATATCATACGCTCCGTAACCTGATACAGCCAGACGCGCACCTCATCCACTTGATTCAGTTCCTGGTCGTCGGTCTCCAGGTAGAACCAGCGTAGATTACTCGAGGTCAAGCTGCCGTGCATGGACGAGGCTAGCATCTCCGAGGCACGCACCGCGGTCGAATCGAACAGCTTTTGGGTGCGCTTAGTGCCAGGAGTACGCTTGACTTGAATAGAATTCTTCCGTGGTAACACATAGTCGGCGAGTTCTTGATACTCGGCCGACCATATGCGCCAAGGCACTAACAGCTCGTTATAGCGCCGAATGTCCTTAGCTAACTGATCATCATCCGAGCTACTGAGATTAGTAGCCATCAGTCGTCCACGCTACCCCTAGTCTCGCCCACGGCACGCGGTCCTGCGGAGCCGGTGGTGGTATCTATCTCTGCTCCGCGCTTAGCTGCCGGCACTCTCATGTTAGCCTCCGGTCCATTGGCATTACCCACCTCGGCTGCCGGATTTCTAACACCGCGCATTCCGCGCTCCGTTCCAGGTGCCGACGAGTTACCTACGCTCCGATGCTGTCCATCATTATTGTTGCTCATGTTGCTCCTGCTAGAATCACGCTTTCTACTGTTACCACTATCTTAGCTACTTCAGGTCTCACGTCACCCTGGACATGGACCATCACGCCATTATAAATCTGGGCCTTCTGGGGCATGTTGCTGAGCAGAGCCGATACAGCAAATCCCAGCGACTCGTGAGACTCCTCGGCCTGTTCCTTCAAAGCCCGTAGCTTATCCTTGAAGTGAGCCAGTACATCTTCCCGCTTACCGACTATCCTTACGTCGTACATATCAGTTTCCTGTCAGGGTATTCGCCCCACTGGTAGTACCGGCTCGGGCATTAGTATTTTGTGTCTGTGGTCCGAACATGGTGCCCGCTGCGCCCATGCGCCGGTTAGCCGCCTGGATGCTAGCCGTCAAGGCGGTGTTCTGTACGGGCTTCATCACTGGGAGGGGCGGAGGCTTAGGAGGGCCAGAGAACAGAGTAGCCATAATATCTCCTGATCAACGGTAAGGATCAAAATCCACAGATACAGAGGATTCTCTCCCCAGTACATCAAAATCTGTCTCAACCACCACCTTGTCATTGGTGTAGTCGTTTATGGGCTGTACGCTCGTAGCAAAATATCTCCAAGCATCAGCCCCATGGCTAGCCCAATCGTGAACAGGAATATCTCGATATACTCTATGCTTATCATCGTACTCTCTGTGGTAATTCTGTAGGGCCTTCAGTCCCTTGGCACAGCTGCTAGAGTCAAACCAGCACTTAGGAAGTACGGCTCGTGCAGCTGCTATGCCATCGTAGATAGGCAACTTAGGAATGACGCGGAAAGTAATGCCCAGTCGCCGCGCAGCCTCAAACCGGCTGACACCAGTAGTATACTCAGTAACATTGATATCGTGAGGAGCATAGTGTTCAGCATATACATACGGCTTCCTGCGTACCTGACGGATGTGATAATCCAACGGGTATCCTTCTTCCTCGTAGTAATCTATCACCCGATACTCAAAACCACGAAGAGACTGTATAAACCAAATAGCAGTAGCATCGTGCCGGCCCAGGTCCCAGCAAGTAAAAACAGGGAGGCTAGGATCGTACGGAATCGAGCGTATCTGGTTGCGCTGGTAGAGTTCACTGATTATGGTTCCGTAGTAACTGCCGGCGAATACACCAGCGAAATCGCAATAGTATTCCTGCTGAGCGGTATCCTGGTCGATGTTACCTGAGGAGATTTCATTCTGTACGTCGGCATCGGTCATCACTGGGCTATTGGATTCGCCCTCGGCATCCCTGCGGGTGTCGGCTATGGTAAGTAGAGAACAGCTCCACTCGGGATTCGCTCGATTCGCCTCCCACAGGTCAAACGCATGGTTCTTACCGCGAGGTGTGAAGATAAAGGACGCCCACCCCTGGTTCTCCACCAAGATGGGAGATAGAAGCGCCCATGCCTGCGGGTCTTGAATAGCGTATTCTGAGAAGACGAGACCGACAGGATTCATGCCTACCAGCTGATCCGTATTATCTGACCCGAGGAGCCGATAGATGCTACCGTTGGCCAACTCGAGCTTAAGCTCAGTCTCGTTCTTTCCCACGACAATTTCAGGGGGAAAATGATCCATGAACCGGAATCCGTCCGCACCGATACCATCCCAGATGATTCCCTTGGCCTGCTTATAGGTGGGTAGTATGTGAGCATACATCCCCTTGCGCTCCATGGCGCGCATAATAGTAAAATTGAGCCAGGTCTTATCCTTACCGCTACGCCGGTGCCACACGTTCATGAACCGGCGGATACCGCCTTCGTAATCGACGAAGGGTTTACGCTGGTATGAGCGTGGTGTATAGTGATATGGTAACCGCAGCTTCAATGTAATTTCTCGTCGGGGCGGCGAGGAGTTACGTCTATAGAGTTGTCGCCGGTGCTAGAGTAGGATGTTATCTCTATCGTCAGCTTGGCCTCGGTCCCTGGGGGCAGGCCTATATCCATAGACTTCAGCTTAGGGTAAAGATAACCGGCTATCTCCGCATGGGCTTTGAGACGCAGCTCGGGAGGTGTCGCTGGGTTTACGGCCATCTTGGCCATGGCGGTCAAAGGATTGTAAGACGAGAAGTCCCTTATGCCTAGTTCATGGACGTACGCCTCCAGTTCTTTTTGTATGCGTTGGAATACCTCACTGACCGTCTCTGCCTTGGCGGATGTGGTGACGAGATCATTACGTGCCGTGCGGGCCATGTACGCCCTATACCCTAAAAGGCCGCCTAGAGTAAAGCCCTTTAAATGCGGCGCGGGGTACGCTATACTAACTATAGGGTATAAGGAGATAAAAGGTTATGGAAGAGGTTAATTTGGACCAGCTAGTAATAGATACGCTCAACGCCGTAGGCTCAAAGATGACCGAGCAGTTAAACGACCTGGGCGTAGCCTTTGAACATGGTAAGGAGGTTAACAAAATCATTACCGAATTGATAGGTGATGCAATGATGCAGTGGGCCGCACGGTACGGCTACGGTGACGATGCAACAGACGCAATAACGATATTATGGTGCGTGATAACCTTATTGAAGAGTCACATTAATTACAGAGATAAGAGTAAGGACCAATAGGAGGGATTATGGTTACGCTGGAGTTGACGGATGAGGAAGCCCTGGACTTGTACTGGCTGGTAACCGATATGAAGTTGCTCGAGCAGATGAGTGCCAAGTACATGGAGTCATTTACGTCCATAGCTAAGAAGTTGGATGAGGTGGAAATGAAGAAAGGAAACTGAGAGAGGACCCGTGACCTGGAGAGGTTGCGGGTTTTCTTTTGCCTTGCGTGTTGTTATGTATTGTTGTATGCGTATAGAGGGTATGTTGTATAAAGGAAAGGGATGTAGGACGTGGGAATCGTGGCAGGGGGTCCACCGGCAACATACACGCGAAAAACGATTTTAGGGGTCCGGCCGACGATAACATAACAGGAGGGGCAAAAACATAACAGAGCCGCGCGCGTAAAAAAGCCCCCGTATAGTAACTAGCTATACGGGGGCGGGTTAGGGTATTAGCTACTTAACGGCTATATAACCGCGCGCTAAATCCCAAGCTATAGCTACCCTACCGGCTTTAGGCCGCGCGGTTTTAGCTACCGCGTTAATATACGCGCCTACGGTAATAGGCTTTTTACCGTATAGGGTATATAGGGTATACGCTACGGTATTAGGCCGCTTAGGGTTACCGGCGGCGCCTAACTTAGTAAGCGTAATTACCGCGCTAAGCGGTAGGTTAGGGCTAGTAACTTTAGGCGCTTTTACGGCGCCCGCTTTAGGTAGGTTTTTATTAACCATACCGGTAATACTACTTTAACCTAGCTATATAGTAAAGCCCCCTAGTTAGCGCCGTAAACTATAAGGTAACGCGCCCGCGCGCGTAGCCCGACGCACGCATGACGGGTTCGCAGAAGATGCTGGTGTTTCAGGGCATTTTGCCTGTTTTAGATGGTCACACAGACAAAACAAAGCGGAGCCGTGAGCAATGTTTTGTGTGAACATTGGCTGTCTAAAAGACCAGTACATATGTTCTGTATGTTAGACAAACATTGCTTGTTTACAAAAAACAATTGTTAACAAACATTGCTTGTCAGGCGAGAATATGTCGTCCTATATGAGATATTTATACGGATTATACGGATTATATCGGGTTCTAAAAAACTAGCAAATCGATATAAGCTGTATAAGGCTAAGAGAAAATCGGCCCGAAATTGGCCTTCAAATCAGTATAAGCGATATTTGTACGGATATAAGATTTTGTTGTCGTTCCACCTACGGCGCGTAGTATAGAATTATTGCATTATACAGTTTATACAGTTTATATGCATGGTTTCCTTGTATGTGATAAAAAATATTGGAGCTACTATATAGCGCATGCTGGCTTGAAACTATTTTTCAGGTGCAACGCCAACGACATCCCGCGACCTGCATTTCGGGCAACGCAAAACCCACCGCGGCCCAGGTTCA